CTGTATTGTTATTAACCATTTGTATAAACTAATATTTTATTTTTCGGGTTTTGTGGGCCCGGTGTATATATGTTTATGTACCCATAAATTACATACCCATTTTTCACCGGAACTAACTGGTGCACCACCATGTAGAGCTTTTTTTGTCATACCTTCATAATTATTCAATGTATCAAAAAATAATGCATCACCTTTTTCTAATCGGTATTCTTTATTTATAACTGGAAATACAGTCTCACCTCCTTCATAATCATCATTTAAGGCGATTATAAATGTATACATACGTCTATTTTTATCGAATGAAAATGTATCCTGATGAGGTTTATAAAATCCACCTGGTTTATATCTAAGAACCTGTAAATCTTCAAAGTTTTCTAAAGGTCTATCTGTCATGGATTGACATTTACGTATAAGTTTATCAACGACGGGATCCTCTGATGCTCTTATCCACGCAGTTTCACTTTTACGCTCTGAATTATTTATTTCATAATCTCCCCCAATTGTTGAAGGTTCTAGATTAGGTTCTGCTATTTTCCTGATATGTTCGCATTCCTGTTTTGATAATACATTTTTTATTACTGTTGGGTTTCTATATATAGGTATAAAGAACCATATAATAAGTAAAAATGATAGAAACAGAATTATTTTATTCGTGTACTTCTTCATTTTATTATAATAAGCTAATATATTTTTTTAATAAAAATTGTGGTGGACATAATAATAAATTTACTACTATATCGGAATATCGACCAAGTATATTATCATAATGAATTATAAATGCAATAAACCAAAAATAAAGTGAAATAACATAATGTAACCTTGACATATTAGACGCACTTTTTATAACACCTACGATGAGATTTACATCTAAATATTTTCTATCGTCGATACCAGATTTACAAATAATTATAATACATAAAAAATTAAATAATATATCTATATGTTGAAGTCGATTCCATATATATTCTAAGATTAATAGGTCAATATGTCTTGCTATATAAACAGTTTTATATGTAACATCATTTGAATGTAAATGATAAATTATATTTGTTAAATTACTAAAATTTCCCAAAATCATAAATGGAAACACGGATGTAATAGCCGAAACTATTTTAGTTTTCATTTATAATAAATATGCATCTATTCTTAAAGTGCACGTAAGAATATATAATGTGGTATAGAAGAATTATATCTATTTCTTATACGTGTTATAACTTTATTAGAATAATCAGCTAAACCATGAACTGTTCGTAATATATACTTAGTTTTAGATGTATCAATCATCCATTGACGAAGTAAATCACCACACGCATCCGAAAACATTTCATATATATTACGTATATCTTCTATTTTAGATTTATATTTATCACGTTTTTGTAATTCTTTTTTAAAATTGTCAATTGATATGTCTTTTAATAGATAATCTATACGTAATTGTAAATTATCATCATCATATAAACCCCCATATTTATATATAAGATCTCTATCTATCATTCTAAGTCTAAAACTCAAATCTAATATATTTTCATTTGCATTTACACAAATAAGTTCTTCATACGTTGGTCGACCCCCACATGGTATATCACCATGTTCTCTCGATCTCTTTTTAAATTCAAAATAATGAGGGTTATGTACACGACCAGTTTCTATACGTCCCGAACGCCAATCAAATGCGGTATGACATTCTGTACACCACATTTGCGCACATCCATCTATTTTATGTATCATAGTTCCACATTTAGGGCATGGTTTTGTATCCTTATTTATGAGTTTTATAGTTTTAACTGTTTCAGGATCACATATATGGTTAGGAGTTATAGGTTCATTGCAATGTTCGCAAAATGTTTGTAAACATAAACCACAATTCATATTTTTATCCAAAAATCCTCTACATTCATGATAAGGGCATTTACGTGTAAATGATGAACCACTTACATCACTGATACTTAATTCGAGAGTCTGTACATGATTGACAATATCTTCTATTTCATGCCCTATTTTTGTTATAGAATTGTCATACACCTCTGTTGAATTATTCATATTTATAGCTTCTGAGCGCATATTTCTCATCATATATAAACCATCTAGAAGTTCAAAATATCTTTGTCTAATAGATTTCATTTTCAGTTTATATTCTGCATATGGTTGTGTTTCTGGCATACGGGCCATTTCGCGTTCATATAACATATTCTCGCGATGGTTTTTATATTCCACATTTCGAAAACGTTTCGTGCAAAATGAATCTATAAATTCACGATCATGTTCATGTTTACAATTCATACAATGTGGTTCTTCTATAGACGATAATAAATATGTTTGAATACATGTTTTACACGCATTATAACTACAATAAGGGCACGTCACTTTTTTGTGATTCGTTTTATTATACGCATCACAACAAACTGAACACGTATCCATACTTATATGGTATACGTTTTTTTTCTTTAATAAGTTATTTTTTTATTTAAGGCGGTTTGTATTTAACAATATAGCGATTACAACTGCTAAGATTACGAGTGGTAAATCATAAGAGGCTTCAGATTTGGAAGTCCACCTCGTGGTAAAAAACACGGATAGAAAAACACCTGCTATTCGGAGAGCGGCTTCTGTGTGTTGATTCATTTTATTTATATATACTTACATTTTTTTCTCATTGAAAAACGGGTTTTTATCGAGTTTCCCGTCGTGAAATAAAACTGGGTTATAACTCGTTCCGTCTGCGTAATACACTTTCGTATAAAACGATTTTGAATTTGGATCCCAAACATTTTTTCGTTTTAAACCACACTTATACAAAAGATGTTCGTGCATATCATCTCGACTTCCTGTATATTCCTCGGATTTGTTTCCCTTAACGATAGTTTTTGCTTTCTTCTCATCACTAATAGAACGCGCGTAATGTGTCATCACGGATGATAGACCTCTGTGCATGTTTTATTATTGATTAGATTATTTCTTTTATGTATGTTTTAAATTATTTTGATTCCATTACATCTGCTACCGGTGCTTCGGTTATCGTTTCTGGTTCCTTTTCTGGTGAGAGACAACATACACTACAACTTGCCATAAATATACCGATAATTCTCATAATGAAGCAAATTATTGCAAATGCGGAAGCAGCATCTACGTAGTTACAGTATTCGTCCACCTGTACCCAATCTCCGATTTCATCACAATGTGCTTTAACGTGGCTCAATGCAATATAATCCCATACGGAACCTATAAATGCAACACAATTCATAGTTAAATAAGTTACAGCAGCTCCTTTACCCCCTTTACTCGTACAACAACAGTTACCGCAACAAACTAATACAGAAGAACCTACCAATGGTAAAATTGGGAAAGTTCCTCCATACCAAGTTGTCATGGTTCCTAAAGCTACCAACACGGCTTCGAAAGGCATGTGAATTGCCGCGTAACATTTCAAATTTTTCATTTTTCGTGATATTGGTTGAATACCCATTATTTTATAGTATACACTAAAGTATCTCTTTTAAACTATTTTTATTTGATATAACCACGTTGTTTAAGCTGTCTTACTTTACTGCTTAATAAACTCTCAACCATACGTAAATTTTTATGGTTTTTGGAATTTTTGACTAATGATTTAAACCTACTTGCATTTTTATGCGCTTGTCCTTGTAAATTTCTATTAATTTTACTAATAACTCTTGTTTTTTCTCTACTAAAAAAGTTACTCGTATCTATAGTTTTGGATTCTGTGGTAGCAGTAAAAGTGGCGATGGCTTTTTCCTGTTCCTTTTCATGTCTTGCCTGTTCCTGCATATTTTTTCGCATATTTCCCTTAATTCTTTCTAATGCTTTATTTGCTTCCATTCCACTACTTCCAGTCAAAAAACCCTTTGTCCATTGTGTAAGGTTTGCTCTTTGAATATATTTACCACGATTAGCTTTCGACATATTTGGGTACGTTTTAGTGATATATTCTGCGAGTTGTTTCTTAACTTCCTGTCTTTTCTTTTTATTCGCCGCCTCATTATAATTACCGTTCAACTTTTCAGATTTGATTGTTTGCTCAATACCCGGTGCAACATTTCGAATTTGAACACTATAATTTTTGAGTTGGTTCAATAATTTATTTTTAACTTTTTGGTCCATTTGTGTTTCCTTAACTTTCTT